AAGTCATCTCTTTAGTAACGTCATATTCAGTGGAGCTAGACTGTCTAACACCAAAGGTTAAAGCAAAATCCTTTTTTCCTTTATCTTGGGTTGTTGTTGGAAATCTGAATCCAACATCATCAAAACTTATCCTAATAGATTTGGCAGATACCTTAAAATACCCCAACCAAGAAAGATTGACCTTTGGAGCTCCACTATCATAATAATTTCTACCATTATGATAAAAAAACTGGTCTAATCCATCAGAAGAAAACTCATCCACTACAATAAGTGTTCTTGATTCACCAGCTACGGTATAAGACTCTATTGCTTTTATTTCAGTTGCATCATCAGTATCTTCATTTACTATAATATCTCCGACTTCCAAACCAGAACCTGTAACATATTGAATATTCAAAAATTCCACTTGTCTATTCTTATATAAATCAGTTACATCAGATTCATAATTCTGTCCTACAACATCAAATTTCCCATAAGAATTTTCAAGATTTACAGGATCAGCATAACCTTCCAACTTATAATTGTAACTATCAACTTTACTAAACTTAAGTCCTGTTGGAAAACTCCCATTAGTCAACTCTAACACAGGGTCTGAATACAGCGCATCAATTTTTATCTCTTTAGAATATTTTAATGATGTGGCAGCCTTGAGAGATGCCCTATCTGGAACAACAACTGCATCGTATATATTTACATCACCCTCTCTGAAAGGATCATCATTAAACAAATCCGATGCAAGAATTGCATTCTGTAATGCTCTAAAATCTATAGTTTCCGTATCAGTCTGAAATAGAAATGTAATAGGAACTTGTTGTGTCGTACTACCATCAGTCATATATAATGTAGCATACAATACATTACTAACAGTCGATAGTGATAAATTTTGCACTGATTCATCAGCAAGATAAAAATCTATATCAGCCATCTTCTATGGGCATCTCCAATTTTGTGATTGGATTTCCGTCATCATCTTTTTCTGGATTAAGCCATATTGCATATGGTGTTTCGTTATCTGATTCTGGATCTATTTTTTGTCCACTTGATAACAATATATGCTTATCACAATCTATTTGGATGTTTTCTTTGAATTTAAGCACAATATCCACATTGACCGTTAGGGTATTTGTTTCTACATTATATTCAATGGCATTATTCTCAAACATCGTATTTATTGTAGTCAAAACATCTGGATTTATAGATTCTATATCAAAAATTTTCTGTATCTTTACTAGGTTCTGCATCATTTATCATCCTCGAAACATTCTTCTGTGAATCCAGCAGTCAATGCCGAATAATCAATAGGTATTGTAATAGGTGTTTGTGTGCAACACGTTCTAATAATAGTTCCTATACCAGCTGCACAAGTTGTCGTGCAAGTTGTAGTTCCCAGTGCAGAACACGATGCTGTAATTTCTGTCACAGTTGCACCCAATGTATAATCAACAACCGTGTCAATAATACTGGCCAATTTTATTTCAACTGGATCGATTGATGTTGCCGATGTAACCGTTGCAATATACGATGAAGAAACTGTTATGAGTTCTCCTGTTGTGGGATCAGTAATAGTAATATCTAAATCCGATGGTTCGACAACATCTTCTTCTGGTATCCCTTCCGCCAAATATTTCTTTGCCAATATATTAGTGGCCGCATATTTGTCACTTACCGTATCTTCAAATCTAAAAATCTTAACAATGTCTGTTATTAATCCAGCGGCATCTCTAAGAATCGATATGGGACATATCAAATCAGGCAAAGTAGGCATTTTAGGAACATTTGCCTTAAAAGATGCAAGCATATCTAACTTCATACCAAGCATCGAGAAATCCATGGCTGGTATAACATCAAACCCTGCACTCAAAACACTCTTAACCATATTCTGAACACTGAAGTTACTATTAAGACCAGATAGTGGTGAAGATGCCAGAGTTAATGATGTTGAATCTGTAGAATCACTTTTTATGGGTGTCGGTAAATCCATCATCATGCTATCAGGTGGTATACCAGCTGGTGCTACGAAAGGTGAACCTATTGCACCATGCATTATTGCTCCACCCATTTTAGGATCTGTACTCAAAAATGGTGCTGAAACAAAAACTCCCACTGGAGACTCCAATAACACACCTTGAGCTCCATTTATTCTAACCTGATTTCCATCTAGCCTTACGATTCTGCCCTTTATGTTAACATCTGTATTTGCAGTAATATTTATACTACCTTCCGCATAAATATTGTTATCATCTACAACCATCTCGAAATTGCTACCAGTGACTTTAACAACCCTATCACCATTGGACTTCATTACTTCCAATGTACCAGACTTATGTACTGTGGCTAATCTTTCATTATTAGGTGTATCATCAACTTCACGCACATGACCCGACTGACTTTCTTCCACCTTGTTATATGGGTATTTTGCACCATACCCCAAACCTGGCTCTTCCCAAAATTTTGTTATATTTTTAGAAAACGGAGCCGATGCCCCTGCAATCATAACCTTCCCAACAGATTTATGATTGTCTATATAGGTATCATCTGTTTCACCTCTTGCCAACCTATTGGTCGTAACCTCATTTGACTTTTTATTCTCAACTTTTCCTTTTTCTTTCCCTGCCGATGGATATGTATTCTCTGGATCATTAAATCCTTTACTAGAATCATTATCTTTAATATAACCCACATCTATAACATGGGTCATCACGGGTTGCTGACCATCTTCCCCATCCAGAAAAAATCCCATAACCCAAGTTCCTTCAACTGGGCCGACAGGTACATCGCCTGGACGTGTGTTTATAGGCATTGCTGGATAGGCAAAGGGTAAATCTTTGGTAGGAATTTCTGTTTTATCGTCCGTATGATATCCAAGTATCCGAACTTTAACTCGCCCTAATTCTAATGGGTCATTCCTATCCTCGACTACCCCCTTCCACCATATGAAAGTTGGGTTCATTTACTATTCCTATTTGTTAACAAGAACATTTATTGTGTCACTGTAAACATCCATGACAGTCTTTTGAGTTTCTTCTTTGGCATATGGTTTATTAATGTCGATTTTTCCCGTTACCAATAAATCTGATACGAGTTTAACCTGACCTTTATCAGCATCAATAACTGGCATATCGGTTCTTGGTGGCGCACCCTCTGGTGGTTTGATACTTTGCAATTTAGCAAATCTTGCCTTCAATTCATCCTCACCAACACTCTCCAACCAAGCAATGGACTTCTCTTTGTTGTAAAACTTAGCATCCATATTTTTCCCTGTGTTTACTGCGGCCAAAATGTCATCAAAGGTTGCATCATAGATACTGATGTCACCACCTTCGGGAACACCTCGTCTTTTATTTCCCAACGCATCACCAACAGAACGCAAAACAGGAATTAAATCCCCAATCTTCTTCTGAACTTGAACTCCACCAACTTTGGCACTAGGATTTGCAAACATAGTTGCAGCCCATCGATGATGACCATCAAGAATATGATTATCCTGTGAAATAATAGCATCCAAATCTCCACCAGCCATCCCACCAACTGCCATACCAAGTGATTTCCCTAAGAAAATTTCACTCTGTGATGGTTTAAGAGAATTCGCAGATATATTCTTGGATGCAGTCTTTACTATATCATCATCCTGATCTCCATCACGATATCCTTTTTTCAAAAACAATCCACCAATTTTCTTTGGTAATGGATTAGGAAACTTTTTAGGATCTACCGTAAGTGTTGCTAGTTCTTCGGTCATAGTCTGTACATCTAAAACCGATTCCGTAAGATTATATAATTCTGAAGATTTCATTTCTTTAATTCTCCTTTGGTAGTGAATTGTAATAAGAGTCTTTTAGTAATTCCATTATCATTTCGTGTTTGTCGGATGTAAACCTATGTCTTAAACCACTTATCAAATAGTTCCCCGAATACAATGCATCCTCTGACACATCTTCTGTATATGGATTTTCAGCACTTGGCAACACCAACTTAATAACATCGCCCACCTGTCTTGATGTATCGCCAGGAATAGTAACATTAGTCTGTATGGAATGTAATTGTTCTAACTGTGAATTTCTTATTTGCAAGGTTGTCTCATCATATTTATTTTTATCACCATGCCTTGATATGAACGATTGCCGACTTAATGGTGATTTTGTCAAGTCATCCACGCCATCACCAATCAGCATCGTTGTATCCTGTGATGGAACCTGTCTATCTTCTAGTACCCATGTTTTCTTGTTCTTGGTTTTTTCTAAATGGATATAATCCTTATAACCTTCCCCATAATCAAAGTCAACTGTCTCTATCTTCTTCTTGAGCATATCGTGTATTACTAATCTGCTTGCATAAGTTCCTTGTGGTATCTTTTCTACCATATCAAACAC